GTGGGTTCTTAGAATGACGCCGTTCGCGGCGTAGGGTGGTTGTGCAGCCAGCACCATCGCTCTCACACTTCCCGCTATTCACACCAGTTTAGCGGGAGCATATCGGTGACTAGTCAACACCGATTATGTCATGATTATGACTGCAGGTTTGGACACCTGGATAAATTGTGGCCATATCGTCCTTGGTCTCAGATGCCACCGCATAATATGTCTCCCTCCCATTGTGGGTAAACAATGGACTTCAGTTTGAGTGCCGAGCAGATAGAGTTTGTTGTACAAACACAACTTGAGATCCCCGAGCGTGGGTGTGCCAAACAGAGAACTCAGAGTCCCTAACGAACAAGGGTATGAGCTGTTTGTCTTCACACAACTCCGGTCAATTAAGGTTGTGTTGGTACAACAGACATCGCTGTGTGCATGTGTAGACCACTGAGTAAGGCGTAAGGTAGTACCGGAACCCGAAGAGCTCTGATAGCGCAGTGGAGCACATGATGTAAGTGCGATGTTGGTGTGGCGACCACCAACCGGCGAGAGCCAGTACGAACTGTTGTTGTACGTCAACAATTTTTAAATCATGTCATCTTTTACTTCAGAAAAATTTTATTACAACCCAACCAAAACACTCATACGCTCAATGCCAACTAACGGCTTTGATGCGGACACGACGCCCGCGCCTTCTAATAAACGCAGCGCTGTGTCACTGCTTGCCCCCAATCCACTAGTGGACCGTGGTCTTGTGTACGTGAGCCAAGCTGATGAATCAGCTGTTGGCCAACTCCAGATAGCGATTTCCACCCGACACAGTTCTGGTGGTGGTATGGATAAGTGCTCGGTGTACGTCGACCACCGGCACAACGCCGGTGTTCGCGTGGGCACCCACCCCGGTGTGTCGGTCGGGAGTGGGGCAGGTCTTGACGCATCACACGCTGCTAAGCAAGTGCGAACGGTGTGGGCTCAAGCATCCGTAAATACGGCCAACAATCTGTCTAATGCCATTGCTTGCCTATCTGATGCTAGTGACACCCGATACACAGGCCTATACTACCGTTTGCTCTGCCTATCTCAGGCACTAGCACATGGGTTTTCCACGGCAGCACCTCTGCAAACCGCTCAAGTTTGGCCCCAAGCGGATGGCGATGTGATCGCGATGGTTGCTGTCATCCAGTCTTGTGGCTATGGTGGACCGGGTTTTACGCTGCTCAACGCCAACAACACAACGTTGCAGCTCGATGATGTTGCACTTGGTGCGTTGTCGGTGGCGAGTTTAGTGCACTGTGGTGTTACTGCCACCAATAATATAGATCTTGGACTTGGGTTCTCATGCTTTGAGACCCACAACATTTATGTGTATGGTGGTGGTGTGCGCCCTGTTGCTGCGGCTCCCACATACGTGGGGGTTATGACTGCTTTGCGCTGGGTGGCCGCTGTCACGGGTGATTACGACGGTTTGTCGGACGCCATTTCATTTTTTGTGTCGCAAGTCAGGTTTGTGCCCGCAAGCATTACATGTTTGTCGACCAGTGTGCAGACACGCTTCGCGGCGATTGCTGCTAACACCAATATGGCCCGGCTCCGCGTGTATTACTTGTTTGCCAAAAGTCGAGCTGAGGGCGCACGGCATCCTGAGATGGATGCAGCAGTCCAGGCACTCTCCCAGCGCTTGCGCACTGCTGACCTCAACTTTGCAGCCCCGGAGGAAGACCCCCTCCCCAACACACCGGCTGCGGTGGTTTCAGTTTGGAAAGCGATGGTCCAGTCCGACAGCTTTGATCTTTTCATGGCTCGTTTGTCCACAAGTGAACAGATGGCGCTACTTACGGCCGTCCGCGATGTGGATCCAACCAGCGCTGCACGAGGTGGCGTCTACTGTGTTGCAGAAGCTGATATTGCGGCAGCCAACCCTGCCCGCATCAACCCCCAAAATGTTGCTGCGGGTGTTGTTTACAATTGGAACGGTGTCTCCAATATCAGTGTACCAGCATGTGGAGTCGATGTTCAAGCGACGCTGCCCTGTGCCAGCGGTGTAGCGTTACTTGTGTCCCGCCTCAAAACCGGCGCCTCCTTACGCGGCGCGGATGGAAAACTGCTATCTAGTGGTATCACTTTTACCCCTGTCAGCGGTGTTTTTATCAAAAGACTGTACGGCGCTGCTGCGTGCATGCGGTCAGTGGCTGATGCAACCTTCGACGCACTTGGTTTGTCCCTTCAAGGGTACCGTGCTAGCGTTGGTGATTACGACACAGGCAACACTGAGCTGGACCGAGTCTTGTCGGCTCACGAAACAGTTGTGGGCTCACTCGACCCGACCGAAGTTTACACACTCATCCAACATGAATGTGCAGACAAATTGTCATTTGGTGAGATATTCAACGCTTATGCTGCTGAGCTCCCTATTTACAGCGTTGTCTTTAGCGATCAATCACTCCGTTGTTTTTCACCGCAAATCAGCACGCTGCTCGTTGGGCATGATGAGTGTCAATCTGGTGGATTATTCAACATCAAGGATGATGTTTTCGACACCTTCACGCGTGGTGATGTGGACCCTTGGTGTGGCGTAAAGCTGGATAAGCTCAACCCCGAAGACGTCTTCGGAGCAGTTTCTGTTTTGTGTCAGCACCGTGGAGTTGCAATCGAGCACGGCCAGCTTATTGAGCGCAAAGACACTTTCACTGGCACCATCATAGCGCACACTCAAGTTAGTGAGCTGTCAGGTGCGAGGTTTGTTGACGGAGCCGAGAGCTTGGGGCTTGCACCCGCTATTTGGTGGTGGGCTGCACCCAAGCTAGGCCGTTTGATCTGCACTGGATCTATGAGGAGTGTCGCTCCTGCGGTGTGTGTCGAGAATTCGGTACGTGTGTTTAGCTCAGACGAGAACACACTCACCTATGCGGCGTTGCGGGTCGGACACGGCCTGCCTGTGTCTTCTCAAGCTGCTGGTGGGTACAAGTTCGCCGTGCGTCGTGGGCGTGATACTCTCACCCTTGGTGCTAACGACCCGATGTACGTGCGCCAGCGTGCAACGGTTGAGTTTGCTATAACTGGGGGCTATGTTGGCAAATCCCTGAGTGTGTGTGCTAACACCATCTCATCGTTCAACCCATTGACCCAAGCGGCACCCACAGCATATACTGCTATAACGGTCGACTGGTTCAAAACACGTTGGAAAAACGGGTTTGCCCGGATCCCAAAATGTCTTCGCAACGGCGCACTGAGGCCCACTGATGCTCGAAAGAACAGTGATCAGAAGGGCGTTGACAACGCATCGTCACAGAGCAAATCTGCTGGTGGTAGCGGTGCCAACAGCGACGACACCGGTGAGACTTGAGGATCCGGCAGTCCACGGTATAACCGCTGCCCACTTGGACGACGCCAGGCACACTTGCCACTAACGCGCATGTTTAATGCGCGCGGTGATGGTGTGCCATGCTGTCCTTGGGTGCGGCGTCCTAAATCTATTTTTCTTACTCATGAACAGTATATATATTTGGTTGATTCTTATAAGTGTGGTGTTATAACGATGCACACTATGTATAAATGGTATGAGCTGAGTTTTAGTTCACAGATGCCAGACTGGTTTATAACTCAACTCGCAGTTGGAAACCACCACGGAATCTGGAGTGAGCTGACTGCTAAGCTCAAATCTCTCAGCGCGGAGCACAGCTTAGTGCTTCCAGACCACGTGCGCGGTGAAACTGTCATCGATGCTGTCACGCGTGGCGTTGTCTACAACAAAGATGTGTGCGGGCGTGTCAAGACTAAAGCAGGCTCAGATGAACGTGACATCTACAATGAGTTTGTCGGAGGCGCACTTTG